CCGCTGCATTTCTTCCAAAGAAACTCAACACACCTACAAAGGTGCGGGCTCAAGCTTCCACACAGATTGCCGTTCTGTGTCATATAGGTTTTGTTAACGAGATACCTTGACTCGAGTTCATGCTTCCACACAGATTACTGTTCTGTGTCATATGGCTCATGCTTCAACGTAGATTGCCGTTCTACGTCATCTCAACCAGGTTGAAAATTGAGGTCATCAACGAAATTCAACACATCGTCAGATGCTTGGGTAGATGGTCCAACGCAGACGATTGTGAAAAGTCCGTTTTGTGACGACACGTTAAGACTGGGAAAATCACCAGACTTTGTAAACGTCAACGTGGCGGAATTTGTACTGCTAGTACACGTCATGTAGAAATCAATATGCAATGATCTGAAATTAGAAGTATTTGAGTTAAGCGAGTACTCAGGCCCAATAGGGTCGAGAGCGGTCGTATAAGTAACTTCATCAAGAAGATAATTGTCGTTGTTAGGATAATCTCGATTGAAATAAACACCAGACAAGCCTGTGAAGGCATATGCTAGGTCTGTTCCAAAAGAAGTCGCACTAGAACGAAACAACTGAAATTTTACGTGATATCTGTACGCGGGGAGGTTACTAAAAGTGACAGACCCTATACAATCGGTAGCATCAAGGAGGTTCGTGAAAGTGAAATTGCTTGCACTTAAACCACTTCCGAAGAAACCAAAGGATGTTGGGTTGCCACTTATCAGTGTCGAGGAAAACGGCAAATACTGCCGCCAGAAAACTTTGTCTTTTGGACTAGTAAATCTGGTAAAGGCAGATAAATATGCCACAGTACTTGCCGAGGTTCCCTAAGCAGTAAAACTAGGGTTAACCTGTTGTACCAACAACGTTGCAGACAGAGGGGTAGTCGGCAAAGTTCCACCTGAAAAGGTTAGAACGGCCGATGGCCCCGTCAATGTAACATAAACGGTGGTAATGAGGTTGGTGGCGGTAGCACTATTAGTGTTAGAGTAACCAGAAACTAACGAACAACCGGATGTGGCTGTGATAGTAGGCACAGTATAGGCTGTACTTGTACCGAAGCAACGGTAGGTGACCAAGTAGGTGCCAACCGGAAGCAACGCGGGGAAGGTAAGCGTGGTACTGGCAAACACCGGAGAAAAGGTGTTGTCAGCATCAGCAGCTTGGTCCGTCCCTAAGTACGCAGACGTAGTGATACTAGCTGTACCAGAATACCTTGCGGAATTGATAGTACTGCCTCTGAGACCTCCGTATACTTGCTCCTTGAAGAAGGTAATGTCATAGGTGACCCATAACTCACCCAAGTTGACACTCGTTCCAGCGACGCCGAAAGTGGCCACTTGAAAGTTGGCCAAATCGTACCACTGAAGGTTATCACTCGGGGTTTGGACACCACGACACTTGAGAAGAGCAACTTGCCGCTCACGCGGGTTGCACTCAATTGGGTGTAAGATGTGAACATCGGACTTGCAAGAATTAGCAAACGCCGAATTTTCCATCTCGATCTTACTGGCAAAGGTAGGGTCCACAAGATCATAATCAGAAGCAAGCACAACGCCGCCCAATGCTTGGGTAGTGCCCGAATAGGACGACGACGTGCTCTTAAAAGCAAAGACTATGCCATTTGGTCTCCATTGATCGTAGTTAGCAGCCAAAGGAGCCAACCAAGGGAAAGTGGTTGGGTTACCTGGGTTAACTACGAAGGAGGAGATTGCAAATGTGTTTGCGGTGCTCGAAGATATAACATCTCCGAGGTATTCACAGTGGACAACTCTGGTGCCTCGTTTACTGTTTGAGAACTTTGGGATAACATCGACCGAAGCTCCTTTATTAAATAAAGAGTTAGAAGTGACAGTGTAATCACCGTTGCCAGCAATTTTGATGGCTCCGTGCTCCGCCATAGCTCCGACAGCGAGACCTGCAGCCGGGCCGGCAACAGAGCCGACCAAGCCGCCAGCGGTGACTCCGATTTTCTCTGCATTATTTCTCAGAAACTTCTTCCCTTCTTTCACCGCAATTTGTTTAGCCTTACTAGCAATAGCTTGTTCGGCTCTCTTGATGAATTTCGGGGGCATATTCCTGTTCTTAGTCTTAGGTTTAGACGGTTTGAAATAGCTAATGAGAGTTGAAATGTTATTAACAATTCTAACTCTATCGGACTGTTCCTGGGACGTTGATAATGAACTAGTAAGCTTTCTAATCTGTTGAATGATTTCAGCCTTACTTCCGTTACGCAAAGGAGGTTTATTCTCTTTGTTCTGCTTATTGACTAGTTTCTTTTGCTTTCGCGTAAGTTTAACACCAATTGCAGCGTATTGTACAGGATTCATTTATTATCAAACATTTGGCTACCCCCACCGGGCAGCCAAATCGCGACAAGTGAATTTTGATAGCCGGGCTTCACAACCCGGTGTTCCAGTCTTCCAAACAGATTACAACTCTGTTCCATACAAGCCTACAGCTTGATCACCTAGCAAGCATAGTGGAGACATTGAGGTCGTGCACTCCAGCTATGGGATAACTGGGGCAGCCTGGCCAACAAGATTCAATTATTTCTAACTGTTTCATTAAGGTTGGGTCGTTCCTATGCTCCATACAATACTGGCCCAACAAATCCCAGTCGTAGCTAGGGTTGGTCAACAGATTGTACAGTTGCTTGATGATGTTTTGTGGTATACACTTACCGTCCTTCCATCTTTGGGAGCAGAAGATGAAATCGCTTGGTAAACCGATTTCAAATCCTGTGATTGTCATCCCGAATTTGGAGTGGAATTCCTTGTAGTCATAATCACTACAGAAAGGCTGATGGACGCCGTCATCACCTTGTGCCCGCTGAACGGGGGCAAGGAAAGGGTTTAGCTTGACCTTTCCATGTGCATGTGCACACAAGATGTTGAGCGATGCTTTGGAGGCGGTATTACCTTCACTAGTATCAAGCTCACCAGACCGACGACCACCCGGAATAACCTGACTGATAAAAGTACCGTCAGATAAAACGTAGAGTGGTCTAGCCAACACGAATGCATTAAGAACCAGAAATTTCGACCAAGCTGTGTACTCGGCGTCATTTGTGGTAACTTTTTGCAGAATGCTAAGCTCAATGACATCCTCACTCTGAGAGTAATCCATAGACTTCACATCTGTGCTAACGAGCACGTGTGGCAAGCCTAGAGATCGCGTCAAATCAAAGTCTTCGGATATGGCGGTCTGGAATTGGGCGGCCATGGCATCAGTGAAGCCGATTCCAACGGAACCGGGTCCACGATGCCAATTTTGCTTCTTGGGCATGTCTACGTCCTTCATGAGATACATTTCGACGGCAATCTGAATCATGGAAACGCTGTTGATAATGCGCTCACACAACC